CTCAATCTCGCGTTGCTTTTGCTCAGCCTCGAAGTTCTTGATTATCTGCTCGTTTTCTTCGGCCGTTGGCCGCTTCTCCGGCTCGTTGATATCAGGAAACCAAGGATTGATCGGGATGTGCCGACAGTTTGGATGACCAAGGCCTGCAGAAACCGCCGACGATACCATCGGATAGTCGCCCTCTACCGATGTCCCGCTTGCCCAGACGTCATCAATCAGGACCCGGCCCTGCCATGGTGCGCACAGCTCACAGGTTGATCCGAGGCTCCTGACCTTAACCAGGTGTTCGCCCCAATCATCCATGACTGCGCCCTGGGCAATGGCCTGCGCCCTGACCTTGGCGGTCCGGACCGCCATCTCGGAGTAGCTTGCAATGTTGACCCGTGCGCCGTTGCGGTACTGGATCGATCGAATTCCAGCCAGAAGGAATTCCTTTGAAGCCATGTCGATGGCCTGGCCAAGGCTGACCGAACCGGTGTTGTAGTAGACCTGTGTGAGGTAAAGGGTCTGCCGGTACTGGT